CGATAGGCTTCTAACTCACCGTCCCACTTCTTATTACTTACCATCTTTTGAGATGATGCATCTCCTGGACTCATTTGAAGTCCTAGAACCTTACATCCAAAGCAACCTTCAACATCCTCAGGATGGTCTTGTCTGTGTCTCATACTGTCTCCACTGTGTAACCTGCAGCCTCAAGGTCTGCCTTCTCCCCTGCGCTGACTTCATACGAATATCCCCCGATATACGCAACATCTGCAGCATCTACTTCTTCACTTGCTGGATAGCGAGTTTGGTAGTATTCACCATCTATCTTCAAGACAGTAATGCCTCTTACGAGCCTGTAGCGGCCAAATAGACGGCCTTCACCTGCAGGGCCTTCGCTCACTGTAGGTGTTGTGAATCTGTATGCCATATAGCCTCCTAAGCCGTTTTATGGATAGAGCAGGAGTTACCCCCTGCCCCACCCATCTAAATACTTAGATTATGGACGAACTGATGAAGCAGTCTCGATGCGGTATAGCGCCTCTTGACGGTAGATTGACCAGTTGATGATACCGTGCCAGCCGACTGGGCGGAAACGGTTCAACTTGTCTACAACGTTACCAAACTCAATGCCTGGTTCCTTCCATACTGCTTCAGCAAGTGCTTGCTGTCCTAGTACGTAAGTGTTGTAAACGCGGCACTTTGGAGTAACTGTAAGTGTGTTTGTTCCAACAGTTCCTGAGTTAGCGACAGACACTGTGAATGTAGTGTTTGTTGCACCAACTGAGATTGCTGTAATCAAAGCACCTGAACCTACGTTAGTACCAGAGATAGCATCTCCTACCTCAGCGAGTCCACCGAATGCAGCGTTTGCTGCAACGATTGTGAACGCACCTGAAACACCGCTTACTGCAGGAGCAGTTGCGAGTGCTGTCTGAGCAGCACCTGTGTTAGTGTTTGTCATGCGTGGTGTCTCGATGAAACGGACACCTTCCCATGCGCCAAGTTCACCAGCAAATAGTGGACCAGCATTCTGGTACTCATGTGGTGTACGCCAGATGTTGTTACCTGTCTCTGTGCGTAGGTCATGTGAAACTTCTGGGTGGATGTATGAAACATACATTCCGCCACGAGGAACAACATTGTTAGCACGCAACTTTGTTACAGCGTAACGTACGTCGCGTCCCTTGAATGTGTCTGTTGTTGTAACTGTTGACTTTGCTGCAGTTGTAGAAAGTGCACCAGCAGATTCACGGATAACGTTTGTACCTGCATCTAGGATAGCAGCAACACCATTGTCTAGTGTAGTTGCCATGTTGAATGCGACTGCGTTAGCAATCCATGGGTCAACGTCAGCAAGAGTCATAAGTGACAACTTGCGTGTTGGAAGTACTACGCGACCTAGTTCTGTCTGTGCGACATCTAGTGTTGTAGTTGCTGGTAGTGCTACTGCATCTGGGTCTACAGTTTCATCGAGTGTGGCACCAGCAATTGTGGTGTCAGAAATATCGTTGTGGAACTGGAAACGAATTGAAGAACCGTCGTGAGTTGGGTTTCCGATTTTCTTGTCCGCGATTGCACGGAACTGTGGTGTTGAACGTAAGTTGAGTTCAATCAACTTGTCGTACGCCATAGTTACAAGATTGGAACCTAACCCAGAGGTTGTAGTTGAAAAGACATCAGCCATTTGGCGATATCCCCTTTCTGGTTAGTGTGCGGTTTTTTACTGACCGCTGAGAATGGATAGAATCTCTTCTTCTGTTGTTGCGTTAGCAAGACGATTTTGTAAATCGTTAGAAGAAGCAGGTGTCTCAGCATTAGTTAGCACAGAGTCCATTTTCTGCATAGCAGCAATATCATTTTCGTTTACTGCTGGCTTAGGTGCTGGTGTGTATCCAAAGATTTCACCATTGGCATCTAGCCAGTTACTAATAGCATCTTCAGATGCCTCGATATCGGATGGAATAAACTGTGCAATCTTTTGATTGACACCCTTGGATGTAAGTACATCCTTTAGAATCCGCTCTTTTTGGGCTTTGGTGAGTTCACCATATGATGTCTCAAGTTCTTTGTTTTTGCGCTGCTCAGCCTTTAGTTGCTTTCGTAGTCGCTTAACAAGGTCTGAATCTGATTCAAATACAGGTGTACTTGTTTCTTCATCATCTTCGTCATCTGCCCAGTAGTTGTCGCGGTTTTCGCTCATAGCGAGTCTCCCTTTTAGTAGTTATCGCACACCTCAATTTCAGATGGGGTATCTGCATTGGCTTGTACTATCGGTCTATTACGCCCCCTGGGGCCGATGGGTCCAGGTGGGGATTCTTTATAGCAGTCCTGCTACTGAACTAGTTCTTAGTGAACCAGTTGTAGTTCCTGACTGACCTTGGAAGGAACGAACATTCTGCTCGAATAACTTCTTACGACGCTGTGATGCTGTTCCAGTAAACTCTTCTGCAAGAAGACCTGTTTGAATATCTTCTGCGAGTGCAGTGTTAGACTCAACAGTGCCACCAGCCTTCTCAAATATCTGAGCAAGTTGCGTTGTAGGCTGTAGTGTTTCAGAGATATTCTCAAAGCCAGTTCCAGCAAGTTGTGAAATCTGTGCTTCGCTGTAACCCTTAGCAGCAAGAGTTGCTGTGAGTTGCTTAAAGCCCTTGAGTTGGTCTGCTGATGTTGAGATACCAGACTTGGCACGGCGAAGTGCTTCTGCTGTAAATACACCAGTTTGACGGTTAAGTTCTAGTTGCTCTTTACCAATCTTGGCATCTAGATAAAAATCTGTTAGGTCTGCTGCAGAGCCGATATAACCAAGTTTGACAAGTGCATTAACTTGGAATTGGTCTGCTTCAACTGCTCGTAGTTGTGCAGTAGCAGCACGCTCTGAAAGGTCTGCAACTGTGACATCGTTCTTGAAATATGCCTTTAGAGAATCCTGTGTAAGATACTTGTTACTTAACTTGTACTTATCGACAACACCCTTAAATCCTTCAACTGTATTAAAAAGAGTACTGGCGTCCTTAGGTACAGTTAGTCCCTCGTTAAGGTAACCATACTCTGTGTAGAATGGGGAAGTCATCTTTGTGCCATTCTTAAGGGTATACTCTTTGCTGTTCAAGAATACTTCTGTGGCATTATCAACATCTAGACCATCTCGTATCAGACCGTTAAGGAATGATGTAGACTGGTCAATGATGGCAGATGTAAATCCTAAGCCACGAAGAGCAGCCTTAAGGACGTCAATGTTAGTTGTTGGCTTACCAGTTGTATCAGTAACAATAGGATTGCCATTAGCATCTGTATTGCCATTACCATTATTACCGTTGCCGTTATTGTTGTTTCCGTCACCAAGGTTATTATTTCCATCAAAGTTTGTGTTGGTTACATACTTATATTTACGCCAAACACCACCATAGTTAGCCCAGTACATTCCTGGACCTGGGTCTTCTTCTGGCTTAGGGTTATCTGGATTATCTCCAGATTGTGTTAATTCTCTGTCTGCTTTGATTCTATCAGCGCGTCCTCTTTGGTACGCATTTAACTCTGCTGCAGTCATTTTATTTATAGGAGTTGAAGTATCACCAGCCATACCTGCTTCATAAGCAAGTGTTACTGAGTCAACACCAAGTTCAATAGCAGCATCGCGTGATGCTTTATAAACATCTTCGTCGGTTATTTGAGATGTGTCAGTTTTGGGTCCACGCATAATGCGTGTAGGTTCTCCACCATCAACAATCATTAAATCTGGATTAATAAATAGTGGCATTATGAACGTCCTAACTTGCCTCTTAGGCTCTGGGTTATGTCAACAGCCTGGTTAACTGCTGTGGCCGTCTTGCCATAATCAGGATGGTCCATAACCATCTGGTTAAGTTCAAGCGCGTTAGGCATGCGGTATACACCCTTATCATCTTTGAAGTTAAATACTTTTACAGAAAATGGGTCATCTATTGTGAAGTTGCGCTCAAGAAGAGCAGAGATACCTTCTAGCATTGGCTTGACATACTTATCAGCATCCTCACCAGCATTGACGTACTCAGCAAGTCCCATGTACTTAGAAGCAGTCTGCTTACGTACAGTGTTCTTGTACTGAGTTAAATACTCGTTAGCAGCGTTTGAATCTGCACTAGAAAGAACATTCTTCATAAGTGGTGAAAGTGTGGCTAAATCTGGAGCGGTTGAATAGTTAGCCTTATGAAAGGCTACAATGCCGTCATAAAGAGTTTTAGCAGCGCCACCAATATTGTCAACATTCCAAGTAGCATCAGGATTATTATTAACCAAAAAGTCAGCAAGGAACTGCTGTTGTTCTTCTTTAGTAAATCCTTCACCTTGTGCTGTTGAAGTTCCAGTTACAACTGATGTGTAGCGATATACGCCATTTGCATCTTTAGCAATTTTAGAGTATTGAGGATTTCCAAACTTATCAATCTTCTGCTGTTTGGTCTTAGGGTCAATAACTGGCTTGCTCTTCTTGTCGTAGATAGGAGCCAATTCACTCTTAGTTGTAGTGGTTGTAGGCTGGTCTTGAGTTCTAACTTCATTGTTCCAAGCAGCCTGAAACTTCTTATCTAGTTCTGCAGTTGGGTATGAACCCCATGTTGAAAAGTAAGCATCATTGTAATACTGACGAGCATCGCCAAGGTCTTTGAACTGCAACGCAGTTTGAATCTGCTTGGTGTACTGGGTAGTAGTATCTGGTTGCTTGATTACTTTACCCTTCATTCCACCAATGTAACTTTCAAGGAATGTAAACGGGTCCTGATTGACCGCAGCGCCAGCAACAATAACATTACTTAGAGCACTACTATCAGTCATAGTAGACTTGCTAATACCTGATTTACGAAGTAAGTTTTGTAGATACTCGAACTGGTTATTAAATCCAGATACAGAAGAAGCGGTTCTATTAAGGGCCTGGTTTAATCGTTGTGCTGCCTGTGCCTTAGAAGTTGGTTCAGTTGCAAAGGCAAATTGATAGAATGGGTCATCTGGATTATAAATATACTTTGAGTTTAGATTTCCAGTTCCCTGAACATTTGCCATCTGAGCAAAGGCAGTTGGGCGTCCTGACATTGCTGCTGCACGCGCTGCATCTGCACTTGCGTAAACTGGACCAGCCATTACTTACTCTCCTTCAATATGCCATGAAATACCCCGTAGTACATTGGGATAAAGTCGGGGTTTTCTGTCATTAACTGCTCTCCTAGACCAACAAGTTCATTACGCATCAATGTTGGAATACCACCCTTAGATGATAATTCAGCATAGTTGCTGACCTTAAGTTGGTTTAACAAATCTTTATACTTACTAAACAACGGATAGAACTCAGAAAGTTGCTTGTAAACTGGTGATACTTGAAACGCTGGGTCTTGTAAAGCCTTATCAATTGTTGCTACACGAGCATCGGCAATGCCTGTTACAAGACTATCTACTGGCTTAGCGCCACCAAACTGCTTATTGAGTTGAGCAACCTGCTCGACAACCCAGTCTCCTGTGTAGAAGCCAGCAATCTGTCGCTCAGTAATCTGGCTCTTAAGCATTGCATAAACCATGTTCTCTGATTCTTGCATGATTTCAGCAGTAGATAACTTACGACGAGCACCAGTCTTAACCTGCCAGTTGTAATACTTCTGAGAATATTCTCCACCTGGGAAGAAGAAAGGAATCACATCTTCATTAGGTCGACCATACTTGTCAGATGCACCAGGGTTGTTATTCAAGAAGGTCCAAGCATCTGCGTTGCCAGAAGTACCTGGAGTAGTTCCGCTAACTGCCACAAGAAGGTTATTAGCACCAAAGGTCTCAGCAAACTTAGAGATTGCAACACCTTGGTCTGATGGATATCTATCCTTTAACTTCTGTAGGTGGTCATACAACATAGTCATTGTCATAAAGTTCTGCTTATTTTCAGGGTTCTTAATACTTGCAAGAACCTCTGGCATTGGAACAGAAGGTGAGATGCTTGTAAACAATGCGTTCAATGCACCAAAGGCTTTAGCCATTCGTGTAGCATCATTAAATAATCTTGTACGTTGTGCATCGTTGATTAATGCCTGGTCTCCACCATACTCACCTGTTGAGGCTAGATATGCAGCAAAGTCTTTAACATTGCGTAGTGTAGTTGCATCGTTGCCCTGGAAGGCAGCAAATCCCTTTTTCGCCCATGCAGGAAGTACTAGGTCTCCAGGAGTCTTAGGCTCACCAAATGGAGTTAGAATATCTCTAATAATGTCATCTACTGGACCAAAAGCAGATGTTCTTCCAGATACCTGATAGGCAGCAACCATTGCAGGTCCAAAGCCAGGAACAACTGGGTTAACAGAACCAAATGCTAAGTTAAGAGAGGCTACAGGAGATGTAATCTGAACTGCGTCTTTAGCATTGATACTTCCACCAGCAAGTGCACCAAGGAAGTTTCCAACCAAAGGCATCTTAAACTTTAATTCATTAGTATTATCATCCTTGTAGATGAAACCCTTGTTATCATCGTAGGCCATACCAGTTGTTTCGTAGATGATATTTGAACCTTGTTTGGTAAGTGCATCAAATGCTTTACCAAACTTGTAAGCAGGTATCGGGTTAGACCAAGTAAGTTCTCCCCATTTAGCAAGAGTGTTATAGTGTGCTTGCGCAAACGGTGCTACAATACGTGCAGCATTAGCCCACTGCTTCTGCTTTGCAGCATCATAGAATAGGCTCTTAACATAGTCAGAGGCTTGGTCTGCAGCAATACCATCAAGAGTCTTAAGGCTTGCTCCACCTTGATGAACATAGTTAGGATTCTTCAGACGGTCTTTAAGAGTCTTATTGATAACACGTAGTCCTGGTGGTACTCGACCAATAATCTTGCCAGAAGCAGTTCTATTAGGAGCAAATACCTTGTTGGCTGTATTGCGCAACTTAGTTAGTTCTGCTGTATCTAGCATATCTGCATAGCCTGCAATGTAATCCCAATAAGCAGCATCAAATTCAGGACCAAGGTTAGCAGAACTTTCAGCACGGGCTGCAAGATTAAAGAACCAATCAGTAAACTTATTCGCTTGCTTTACAAACTCTGGACCTGTTGTTGTCTCAGTAACATTAGTTACTACAGAACCCGTTAGTTGTTCACGCTGGAATATAGCCTCAACTTGCTTCACATAAGCCTTTTCAGCAGCAAGAACCTGCTCAGTTGTAAGCCCTGATTGACGGTATGGAGTCTTAATCTTTACTGCTTTGCCAGCAGCGGTAGTTGTAAGTGCTTCCCCATTAAGAATTAAATCCATAATTAGGTTCTTTTGAGCACCCTGACCACCTAGAAGGTTAAGTTGACCAGCATAACTGTTAGGTTGAGTCTCGTCAAACAGCCAGATAAGAAGATTCTCACGACTAATGTTATCCTTAACTGCACCTGGGCCTGTTTCTAGTCCTGGATTCTTAAGAAGTAACTCACGCATACCATCATTGTCATCATAGATTGCGGATACGAATTCTTTAAGTTTATTTCCTGGCTCGTCAAATGTATTGATTAGGTTATCAACATAGGCATCTTTAGCCTCTGGAGTTCCTTTTCGCATAACGGAGATTACATCAGGCATGAATTTATCTGCTGAAAAGTTATTAATAGTCCATGCTAATCCGTTAAAGAACTCAGGATGGTCAACTCCGACGGTCATGTAGGCTTTTTGTTTGCTAGCATTACGACCAGCCTTGCCATAATCACCTAGTGAAGTACCACGCATAAGCGCCTGACGAGCAATAACAGACTTAGATAGTTCTACTTCTGCCTCTGTTGTCTTAAAAGACTCATTGAGTGCGTTGACACTGTATCTAGAACGCTTTACAAGCGCCTTCTGGAATGCATTACCTTCTGGGTTAGCAATCATCATAGAGATAAAGCCAATTGGATTATTAAATAAACTGTAGTGTCCTGAGAAGAACTGACGCATTTGCATTTCAGCAATGTTACGGAATATGTAGGATGCACGACCAACTAACTGTGCTGTACGCCAAATATCATTTGTTTCTTCAAGGAGAATCTTTGTAGACTTTGCTAGACCATAAAGAGGTACATTTGTCTTATGTGCAACAACTGATTTATTAATTGCGCGTGAATCTGGAAGAGTAATAACATCGTGAACTAATTGTCCTTCACGGATACCCTTGTCTAACTGGATGCTTTTACCACCAGCATTAACAATACCAGTCCCAGCATTGCTAACAGCGTTTTCTAACGCATAAGACTTGATGAATGCTTCTTCACTACCAGCAATAGATGCAGTCTTTTTGAGTTCATCAATCTTGTCTTTGCCTAAGTTGAGTGTAGAACCCACTTCATCCATCAACTTACCAATACCGCTAGCAACTGCCTTAGCACGCTCTGCGTTTGTTGCAGCATTGAATATGGCACGCTGTGTTTCAGCAATAATCTTTTCTTGTGTATTCTTACCAACAATACGTTTAATGCCTACAGAACTCATCCAATCCTCAACACCATTGTTGAGTCCAGTTAAGTCATTGAGGTTAAGTGCTGTTGTACGAATGTAGAAACGACCAAATGCTTTATTGATGTTTTCTGCGTAACGGATTGCATCCATATTAACGCCAGGAACCATACGTGCAACAGGATTAGTAGCAATCTTGACACCAGCAGATAGTGCTTGCTTTACTTTAACAGGGTCTTGTCCTGGAGTAAATTGATTTAAGAATACCTTAAATACCTCGTCGCTATTAGTGGCAGCAGCAAGTTCCTTAATCATATTGTCATCTAGTTTGCGATTAAATAGTCGCTTAAGACGAACAGGGTCAGTTTCTTTAGCAATCAACTCAGCAATAGGCTGGAATTGACGGCCAAGAATAAAGTTAAGTGCTTTCTCTGCAGAAGGTGTGTCTAGAACCTCACCCATGAAGTTATCTGTAACTCCAATTTGGGCCATAATTGATTCTTTGAATACATTGTTTTCAGTAATCTGCAGTTCCATCTTGAGAAGGTCTTTAATGCCTGCATTCGCTGGGTCTTGAATAATTTCTTTAAGAATTTCTGGGTCTTCGTGTGCTTTCTGACGAAGTAGGTTAAAATAGTTTTCTTTGTCTTTCAAATCTAAAGTTCTATTGTTGAGAGTGTTAATTTCATTCTCTAAACGTGCTATCTCATCCTTGGGAGCCTTAATTGACTCTAGAACCTTCATAAGATTAGGACCAAGGTTAGTTGGGTCAAGTACTTCTGCTGCAGCGTTGCCAAACTCAGCACCCTTTGCAGCCAAACGCTTAGTATTAGTAACTACTACGCCACCAGTTTGACCGTAAATCGAACGGATGTTCGAAAATCCATCAACTTGCCATACCTTTGCTACTAGGTCAATAACTTTTCCTGCAACTGCAGGGTTCTTGTAGTCTGCAATTGTTTTTAATAGCGTTGAAAGCGGTGTTGCACCAGCCAATTGGTCGCCAGTTACAAAAACAGAACCTAGGAAACCATCAAGATTTGCTGCACCTTCTCTTAAGTTAGTAGAAAGTTCTGTTAAAACACGGAACTCTGCTTCAGGTGCCTTCTTTGCAAGTTTATCTATCTCATCTGCGAACTTAGCACGACGAAGAGACTCAGCATTACGAACTTTTTGGCTAGCATCTACAAATGTATCTGCAATATCGAGTACTTTAAGTTCTTTTCCAGCCTTAAGTGTGACTGCAAACTCATCTGCTACGTTTCCAGCAGCATGAACACCTACAGAAATCTGACCCATCTGTGGAACTTCGTCCATAATGATAAGTCCGTCAAAGAATCCACCAGTGTTTTTCATGTCTGCAGCAAGAAGTGAGATTGCTTTAGTCATTTCACCAGTTTGAACCTTGGGATTTTCAACAAACCACTTAGCAATAGCACTTGGAGATAGCGTTGCTTCTGCTGCTTTGTCTACACCTTCCCAGGCATAAATATCTTTGTTGGTATTAAGAAGTTTTTGAAATGTTCCTAGTTGAGCGTTAGTAATAAGAGTCTCATTAGCAATAATTTCTTGCTCTAACTTCTTATATTTAGAAGAATAACGCTTGTAAGGGCTTGAAATCTTCTTGTTAATCTTATCTCTAACAATTTGGTTAGTCTTTTCAAGTTCATCAATGGCTTCTTTAGCCATAACGTCAAAGCCAGCCTTGTTAACTTGTGATAGTTCTTTAGTCAAGTTAGTAACAGTCTTGCCTTGAGTTAGTAGTTTGCCTACAGCACCAGGACCAAACCAAGTTGATGGGTCTGCTGCAACGTTAAGAACTGCATCGACAATGCCAGATGAAATATGATAGGCATTGCTATTAGGGTTCATTCCAATGCCATTAAAAATACTGCGCCCAATGGTAAATGATTCGCCATTAATTTGGCCATACTTACCCATTGCTCTAGCCTGTGCTTTGCCTACCTTAGTCTCAGGTCCAATAAAGAAACCAGAACCTGTACCTTTTCCACCACTGGCTACAAGTGAACCAAGTGTTGTTGCTCGAAAAGCATTGCCCATATCCGTAAGTGCATCTTCACCAGCAGTTAAGTTGCGAATTCCAACTGTTGCAATATCATACGGCAAACGAAGTCCTGCAAAAGTAGTACGGATTGTACCCTTAAATGGATTGTAGACTGCTTCTCTAAAAGTTTTATCCATAGCGCCTAAGATGCCACGGTCAGGCTTTACACTACTCTTAAGTTTGTCGACTTTGAATTTTTCGTTTTTAAGTGCAGCGATACCATCAATGGTTGCAATCTTACCTAACCCAGGAGTATCAGCATTCAAACCTTGACGGACCATTGCAATAGCAACGTCGTTACTTATTCCAGGGTACTTGTTAGTAATAGAATTAAGGTTTGATAATGATTCAGGGGTTAAGGAAGATACTTGCACTTCCATTAAGCGCTGTGCAGGAGTTAATACCTTAGGGTTAGCCATAGATTAAATGGCTTCCATTTCGTTAAGCGACTCAACCATCATGAATAATTGACGTGACTCAGGGTTAGCCTTAGCCATAGCGCGAATAAACATAGAATCTGGATTTAACATTTCAACAGTAGGTGCTTGTGCTTCTGCTCCACGGCCTGGACCACCAGGTGCACCATCTGAAAGAGGAACTCCATTACGTCCAGAACCAGGTGCAAATGCACTGATAGAAGGAATCTGAGATACAGGAGTGCCTGTATTCATATTTACGCTAGAAGCATCAGTAGATGCTGCGCCAGCAAGAGCAGTTAAATCTTGACGATTAGTGTATGCACCACCAGATGCATTCTGAATCTTTGCTTCACGCTGAATCTTCTTAACACGCTCAGAGACATTGTTATCAGTACGAGATGAGTTTGCTCCCATGCCTGAGACTTTTTCATTAACAGCCATTAGTCTTCATCCTCATCTAAGTATTTTCTAACATCATCTAGTGTTGGTGCTGATACCATCCATTCAGGACGCATCTCTTTTGCGGATAAAATCCATAGAGCATTATCAACTGTAAATCCTGCTTTGCGCAAAGACTTATAAAATTCGTGTAACTCAATGGCATACTGGTCTAGTTTTGAGTAGTCTTCATCAACTGCTCGCTTCTTCCTTGTAGCCATTTTATCCCCCTAAGCCTGCTAACATTGTTTCTAAATCTGCTGGTCCCTGTTGTTGAGGGGCCCCGCCAGAAGGTTGTCCAGGAGCCGCTGGGGACGGGGGCGCTTGCTCAACTGGGCCTTGTGAACCTGGCGGAGCCATCTCCGACTGTGGAGGCTGTGCAGGTGTTTCCACCTTAAACACTGCCAACGCAGCAGACTCTATGCTCTCCCCTTTGCGACGACGTTCAATAACATTTGCAATATTCTCAATTAGTTTAGATGGGTCAGCACCTTGTGCTACCATCGCTGGAATTGCTTGCGCACTTGCAGTAATTGATGCAGTAAGATTCTCGCGCATCTTTTCAATCTCAATACGTTGTTCTTCCATAGTAACGTTAACGCTCCATGGTAACTCGCGACGAATAAAGTCCTTAGATACTAAATCAGCACCCAATGCTTGGAGAGAGAAAATTAGAGCGCGTGAAGGGTCTAATCCAGCCATCAAGCCATATCGGACTTCTACCGAAGTATCGCCCTTAATGTCCTTGCTTGGCATGTACTTTAACTCGTACGGTGTTCCTTGCGCGGTTCCTCTAACTGTCTTCTTTTCATTGAAAAGGAGTTCATCCATTTCGAAACATAACTTGATGACATCTTCCAACACCTCAGCAAGGACTGTTTGACCAGCCTTAATCTGAGAGTCGAAAGCACCAAGCAATGCCTGGACACCTTGGCCAGTGATAACACTAGCGTCAATGTTTCCAGTTCTACCCTCAGGATATCGAGCACCAAGTCTTAATTCTGATTGGAGTGCTGATTGCTCCTGGAAAGTAGCAGCGGGAATGTCCAAACGGACACGCCCAACACCATTAGGATTTGTAGTACGAATGATTGCATCTGGGCCCATAGGCATATCAAGTACATCATCAGGTACTACAAGTGGAGCCTGGATAGACTTTTCAGCCGCTTCCATGGCTAGGTTAGCAAAACGAGCACGAGCAAGTTGTACAAAGATTACATCGTCAAACTGTCCGCGAGGCTTTCCATCAATAGATGGACGCTCTGCAATTACTACTGTCATTTTACCCATAGGGTTTTTAGCAGTACTTAAAACTAAATCTTTACGTGAAGGAACATACAAGATGATTGAATCTTTATCCATGTAGCGGATGATTTCAATCTCTTGGTTTAAGTTTTGGTCATAGCCAAACTGACCTAGAAGTGCACGGTCAAACTCAGGGAACTCATTGACTAGTTCAATCAATGTCTTATTGTAACGCTTAGCGTATGCAACTAGGCGACCAAAACGGTCACGCTCATAGTAAACACCAGTTGGGTCTTCTACGCGAATACGAGGAAGGTTAGCATCCCAGTCTGCCTCAATATGTATAGGCAAGAAACCATAGGAGAAGTACTGGTCAGAACCTGGGTACATCTGAGTCTGCAAACGAGATGTATAGACATAGTTGTTTGCAATCATGCTGCGTTTGTCAGCAAACTCACGAGCATTATCTGATGTTACATTTGTAGTAGAGCAATTGATAGAAGGTAGCGGTGCTAGAACTTCTGCCAAGTCGCGTGCTGCGACATCGATAAAGTTAGCAACCATGGCATGTGACATTCCCTCAGGGAACATGTCGGGAAATATCTCGACCATTTT